TTTGATGGCCTCCACCAAAGCAACGCTGTCTTGGATGGCATCAGCGATGTCATCGGGGTCTAATTCTTGGACTACTGTCCAGCATTCGTATTTAAATCTCTCACACCACACACACCCCCTCCCCCCCAATGTTTGTAAGCACACACTAACTAAAGGCTAAGTAAGTGCTGGCTAACTTAGATGTTAGTGAGCACACGCTAACTCTAATGATAGTGAGTACCTGCTAACTTAGTTGGCTTAGACGGGAAAGTCATAAGGCTTAGACGTAAAAGTAGTAAGCACCTTTATCGCCATACCTCATAGACAAACAATCAGGGTAAACCCTAACCGATATTGTTCCACATTATGAAATATTTAATGTTAATTTTCCATCATGTGATATTTAGTTAGACGAATGGGATGGGTAAACCCTTGGTAGGGAAATCCACTAGCGTTGATTTATAAGGCTTTTTTAGGGGTTGGCATGATTCTCTTATGCTTATATAGTGAGAGCCTAGAAAAACTCTCATTCAACAACATTTTGAAAGGCGTCACATGACCATCACCATCACTAGAGAGCAATGGCTGTCACAAGCCACCGAAGAACTGCGCACCCTGTTTAAACAGCACGGCGAAGCTCTCCCACACGAAGTGCGCTCAAGCTGTGGATTCCCATCCAAGGGCGCACTGGGCAACCGCAACCGCACACTGGGCCAGTGTTGGTCAGCCACGGCATCTGCTGACAGCCACGCCGAAATTTTTATCTCGCCCACCATCTCAGACAGTTCGAGGGTGTTGGACATTCTCGCCCACGAACTCATCCACGCCATTCACCCAGGTGATGGGCATGGCTCAAAGTTCGGGCGCACGGCTCGTGCCATTGGGCTTGAGGGCAAGCTGACAGCAACCACGGCTGGCCCTGAGTTCCTGGCCTGGGCTGAACCAGTGCTTGAGCGCCTGGGCGCTTACCCTCATGCTGACTTGGTGCCCGCTAATGCCATCAAAAAGCAAAGCACACGGATGCTCAAATGCCTGTGCACTGATTGTGGATATATCGCCTACACCTCTGGCAAATGGCTGGCTGAGATGGGCGCACCTCACTGCCCTGACCACGGCGAGATGACGGCGGCCTGACAGTCCAACCTCTAGCATCCTAAGGGGTGCTACTGGGTGCACTGTCGCACTGTTTAAACATCTTGAGAGGCGTTACATTATGCACCCATCCGACAAAATTGTAGTTATCGGTTCGGCCCTGGCTTTCATGGCCCTGGCTTTCATCATGTGGACAACTTAAAAGGCTTAATTATGCAAACCCATTTACACAAAGCGCCCACCTATCGCCATCCAATCACAAAAGCCAGAGCGATGATTTTCCCTGTTTGGGGCACAGATAATTTTTATCTTGATGTGTTCCCATATAAAAGCAAATCGGGCAAGCTGGTTTGTGAAGGCCATCGTTCAGAGTGCATTGAATGGTTGAAATCAAACGGATATAACGCATAAAACCAAGACTGAAGGGCATTTTGTGCCCTTTGGCCTGGGCTTTCCAGGGGTTTAACTTAAAGGCTTTGATATGAAAACCACTGTTTCAGTTTCTGATTTTAGGGATGCGTTTAAGCGCATGGGTAGAGGCGGGCAATTCTCTTATGATGGCCTAGGTGTTTTATTTAAATATCTTGAAGACTATGAACAAGACACTGGTGAAGAAATTGAAATGGATGTTATTGGGATTTGCTGCGATTTTGCAGAAAATGACTTTGCCTCTGTTGCTGAAGATTACTCCATCGATCTTTCAGAGTGCGAAAGCCAAGATTCAATAAAGACCGCAGTTTTGGATTTTCTGGCAGACAATGGCTCATTAATCGGTGAAACTGATGAAGCCGCCGTTTATAGGCAGTTCTGATGATTTATGCCACCCTTGCACTCATTCTCAGAATACTAACCCGCAAAAAATGAAAGGCTTATATGAAATTTAGATATGAAAAAACCGATTATGGCTGGAAAGCCTATTTCCTAAAAAACAATGCGTACATTTATTTTGGGCATTATCAAACGAAAAAAAGCGCAAAAGAAGCTGCTGATTATTTTTCTCATAATGGCTACCCAGACGAAAGTAGCCCATTGAGAGAAAAATACATGAACGATTACCCTTATATTCAATTCTGAAAGGCTTAAAATGTTTGCATATTATACCCGTGACGATTACTTTCGTGATGATAATCTTGAAATTTTTTGTGTTCAAATTGCTGGGGTCAGATGGAGCGAATGCCCATCTTTACGAAATTGTATTCGTATACCCGCCACTAAAAAATTGGCTGCCATGAGAAAAGCCAAGGCAATCCCAGCCTACTATGTGCACAAGTTGACATTGCACAGGTACTAAGTCAGCAACCACTAACCTAGACCCGCCAAGTGCGGGTTTTTTCTTGCCCACTTTTAAGCCCTTGCAAGCCCTTTGGCATAGGGTGCATTGGGTTGACTAAGAAAAGCCCCTTAAAGCCCCTTTTAGGCCCTTTGGCAAGCCCTTTTGTGGTCAATCATCATCCTGGCTTGGCAAGGTAGTGACCAAGCCCACATAACGCAAGTCCATCTCAGGGTCTAGGCCATAGTTGAAAAAATGCGCCGCCCAGTCAATCGCTATCCTTGCGCCCTGGTTTAAGTTTCCATTTCCAAGCACTTCAAGAATTGCCCTTTGCTCTGCGCTTAAATCTACAGTTGTATACCTTGCCCCAGGTTTAATCCCTCTTGCCATTAATTTGGTCTTTCCAGTAAAGTGCAATTAATAATGCCTCTGCCCTGTTTCCATCTTTTTTCCTGATTAGCTTTGCTTCAGGCCAAAAACTACGGGCAAGGTCTAGGCTTTCATTTTTATCGCTTGTTAAATGAAAATACTTTTTCCACCGCTGAGGGGTTACCAAGTGAAAAGGGTAATTTGTTAACTCAGCAACGGCACTGATAACACCTACAGCCCTGCCAAACTGAAAAGATGATGCAACCCCTTGCCCTGGCATTGAATGCACTGATTCCATGCAAATCTCTGCCCCTTCCCTTGGGTCAATGCAACGCAATATCATGTTTTTGAATACAAGGGGCAATATATTCTTGTCTTTATGTTCGATCATAAAAGAGTCCAAATAATCGCCATTTGAGTCCAATGCACCAACTGCACCGGATATGGAACCAGGGTCAAGCCCAAGGTAAATAGTCATTGATTAACCCTCATCTTGAGTTTTGTTTGATTTTTAGCTGGCAACAATTCCTCTGCCATGACTTCTATGTCATCAATGACATAACTGACCCGACCAAATCGGTTCATCTTTATGCGTTTGACTTCGCCAATGAATGGTTCTCTCTTGATTGGATAAACGGGCACTCTTTGACCGACCTTACAATGAATCTTTTTCCAGTCAATGTCGTGTCTCATATCAAAACTCATCACATTCACAAATAAATTGGTAGCATCGAACGCAATAACCCGCATCAATCATTTGCATTCTTACATCGTGCTTAAGAGAACAATAGTCTGCCCATTGTTTATCTGTGATATTGTCTGATGGCAAATCATAATCCAACAATTTAGCCATTGCCTCAAACAGTTCTTCATTCTGTTTGAACACCCTGGCAGACCTCTCAATCAGCTTTTTATTGCCTTCCAAAAGGTCATCAATACGCTTTTGCTGTTCTTCAATCACTCGGTTTAGTGCTTCGCTCATTGTGTGCCTTCATTTGGTTGATTAAGTCCTGGGTTATCCCTAGCCACAAATGGGTAGAACAACTCTCTAACTCCTTCGCCCTGTGCCATGCCTGACCCTTCCATCCAGGTTGTTTTGCAAGGTGAACAAGCCATGCTAATGTCTCCTGATACAAGTAAGGCTCTGTTGACAATATAGAGTGGGACGGCAAATCCTTGTTTTCTTCTGTCGAGGAGGTGATGGGCTTCATTTTTGTTCATTTAGGATTCTCCAAGCGGTTGCTGCACACAATGGTACTTGTCCATTCCCAATGGCTTTAAGTCTGTCCACTCTAGCGGCCAACCCATCATTGCTTCGTATGTAGTAGGGTTTGGGTAAATCGTTCCAGTCACCAGTCCACCAGTCAAATTCTGAAATTGTTTTTTCCTTGATTGAAAATTGGCTGTACCTGTTGTTCCTTTGTAATCGCATCGAGTTGGAGTTGCCCACAATCCAGATTCTGTCCCTCTGATGGTTTGCGCCAACGTCTGCTGCTCCCAGCACTCCCCATCTCGCATCAAACCCCATTGTGGCCAAGTCTCCAAGAACTCTTCCAAGTCCCCTAGAAGTGAGCATTGGTGAGTTCTCCACAAAGACGAATCTGGGTCGTACTTCACAAATGACCCTCGCCATTTCTCGCCACATTCCAGAGGCTTCTCCATCAATTCCTGCTCCTTTGCCAGCTGCGCTGATGTCGGTACATGGAAAGCCGCCAGATACGACATCAACAATTCCTCTCCACGGGTTTCCATCAAAGGTTTGTATGTCATCCCAAATCGGGAAAGGCGGGAAAAGGCCGTCATTTTGTCGGGCGCACAGTACGCTTGCTGGATAGGGTTCCCACTCGACTGCACAGACTGTTCTCCATCCAAGCAGTTTTCCCCCAAGTATTCCTCCACCAGCACCTGCGAAAAGAGCCAACTCATTCATTGCCGCCTTAATTGAGCCAAACGCTCTTTGATGTGATCGGGCATTGGAGAGGCTTTGGCAATGTCTGCCTTGATCTTGGCTAGGGCAGGGTCTACGGCTGGTTTAAACGCCATTTCAGGCACTTCTGCGCCATCCCAGCGTTGTTGGTTCAGATACACCAAAGGGGCAGGGATAAACGCCCCATTTGCCTTTAGCCACTGCTCTGTGGTCTTCATCCAGGCTAGGTGCTTCATTATCTGGTCTGCTTGGGTATCGCAGTAGGACTTGTCCCAAACCTTCTTACAAGCCGATTTAGCCCCTTTTCTGGGACTACTAGGCCATGCCTTCCAAAAGTCTTCAAACATCTTGTCTCCTGCTTAGAATTTTGCTCCAAATCAACCCGCCGACAATCTTGGCAACGAATTGCAAAGCAACAATGTGCAACAACAACCCGCCAAAAGCAATTGTTGGAAACACCAATGAATCAACGGCAGCACCAGCAACATTTGACCCATTTGAGCGAATCATCCAAGGCTTATCACGCAAGAAATGATAGGCGATTGTGTCGGCACTCATGGCAAGGGCAAATGCCAGAAATGAGGCCAAAGCAATCGACCCTGCCGCTGGGTTGAGCAAATAGGAAACCCCACTAGCTACAGCTATTAAGCCGCCCATTTTCAACACCAGTTTGTCGTTTTCCCATTGTTCATGGAGTTTGTCTCTCAATGACAAGTCCAACCCAATGAGAACAAAGGCATTGATGGGGCTAAACCAAGGGCCAAGCCATGCCACCAACAAGTTGGCAACGACTAAGGCGGCTATGTAAATTGCTGGATAAATCAAATCAAAATCTCCTGTAATGGTTTTTGTTCCCAAAGGGCTGGGGGGTTGGTGGAATCTATGCGTTTTGCCATGCAACCCGCACAAACCTGTTTTTCAGCATGGTGCAGCGCCACATTGGTGGAATCTGCACTAGCCAAAGGCCAAGGGCCAGAAGACAGTCCTAGCATCCTCAAACCATGCACCCAAGGCAATTGCCGCCCAAAGGTGTTTGTCATGGCGTTAAAGGCTTCATCCATCTTCCCGCACCATTTAGTAGTCCCAATTTGCCAAAATTCTCCAGCAGACCCAAAGCAAACCCGCCCCCAGGTGTCGCACAGTTCCAATAAATAAGATATTGGAAAACCCAAATGCCAAACGGGAATGCCAAATTCTTTGCGGAAAGGCCATGTTTTGACCATTTCCCGTTGTTGCTCAACAGTCCCATCAATCACATCTGGCACAACAGCCCAGTGTGGATGCGCCAGCAAAGGTTCAACCCATTCATAAAATCCATCAATGTCAAAGGTCAAGCCACGGGTTTTGGCGCTGAATGCCCCGTTGTCCAGCATCAAAGACTGACCCAAGCGCAAACACCTTTGCAAATCATCAGGTCTAGCATAAGACACACAGAAATGTTTGCCGCCCATTGTTTCTATGGCTTTCATGGGCGTTATTGGCGTTCCATGATAGTGAATCATTGGTGCGCCCTGTCTTGCATTCGGTTAGTGGCCTCTTGAGTCCGCCAAATTTCGACATCTAGCCTTGATGCCTCAATTTCCCAGCGCAGGGTTTCTTCCTGGGCTATTGCCGCGGCCAGCCCTTTCAGCAAAGTGTGATATTCGGGGTCTGCATAGGCTTCCCTCTCCTGAGCGTTTGCCGCCTCGTAGCCCATTTGCAAGGCATCTTTCATCAACAGGGCTTTTTTAGACTTGCGGAATTCCTCAAGGTAAACCCGCTGGGCTTTGGCATCGCCATAGGCTCGGGCTTTTGCGCGAATGTCTTGGGCGGCTTCTTCTGGTTTCACTTCAAAACTCCGATCATGCGTAAAGCCCCATTAGGGCCATCAATCCTTGCCAAGGTACTACCAGACCAATTTTCAAAAAAATCCGCTTGTAGGGCAGTTAAACGCCTTTTGGGGCCATTCTTGACCTCCACCAGGAAGGTGTGCCCTTTGTATCCCACTAAAAGGTCAACAGGTAGGCCAATGACCCAGACATAAGCGCCAGCCGCCTCCAATGCTGTGATGATTTGTTTTTGGTTGGCATCAACCCTGGCGGCGTATCTCATTTTTTTACATTCCGCTTTTTTAATTGCTCAATCCGTTCTTTCACCAAACGGGGAAGGTCTTTCCACATTTCGTTTGAATCTCGCAATTCCTTCACTCTGTGTCTGGTGTAATCCAGCCATCCTTTTGTCATCGCTAGTTGGGCATAGTGGGAAGTCAAGGTCTCCAGTGAGGCATAAGGCTCGATTGATGGTTTCAACAGGGGGTCGGTATCCATGCTTTACGCGTTCCAGCAGTTCATGGGCTTCAAAGTAATTCAAAATATATCTCCATCGTCCATCCAATGTTTCACAGGCTTGGTACTGGGCATCAATGTTCCAATGTCCCGCTTGGTGGCTGGCTTTTTGTCTGACCATTGATGCTCTGAGCATTTTGGGGCATCAATTTTGACTGACCAGCGTTTATTGCAACCAGGCACAGAACACATTAGCTTTTCTAGCTCGTCCATCTTGACCTCAATTCAGCAAGTTTGCGTTTAGCCTCTGCAACCACTTCAGGGTCAACAGGCTTGGGGTTGTAGGTAATCTGCAACTCATCCCTGGGAATGTTTGGCCCTGCATTGCAATATTCGCGAAAAGTGATGGCGCTTGGAGGAAATTCACCCTTGAGTCGATCAATGGCGTAGTCCATGCTGGGTCGGTAAGTTAAAAACCGCCCAAGCTGCTGTTTCCATTCTTTCCGCACCAGATCAAGATCAACCCCTTCCCAATGCCGCAAAAAGGATGCCCCGTAGATAGCACTCATGCGACCAAAGATGTAGTCCAGCCCGTCATCTTGGGTGCATTCATTTTGCAAGTAATTTGACATTGCTTTGTCCTCCAAGTAATCCGCGGGTTAAGCCTTGCAAGACAGTGGCATTGCGCTGCCCTGTTTTTGTCAAACCATTTTGCGTCTGTTTTTCAGCAATCCATTCAGCTTTCAAGCCTTGACTGCCGCGAGTGCACCATTCCACCAAAAACCTTTCCAAGTCCCAACCTAGCTTGGCAGCTTCAGACCTTGCGCCTGTCACCACGGTTTTGGTGACTGAGGCTTTTTTTAATTTTCTGAGTTGCAACCAATCTTGCCAAACCTGTTCACTGACATCAGGAGGGCAAGCAACGCTAGTTGCTCTTTCTTTTATTGGTTTATGGTTATTGGTTATTGGTTCTTGGTTAGGGTTATCTTTGGAAACCGTTTGGGTTTCATCTGGGTTAGATTTGGGTCTACCACCAAGTTTGCCAACTGCCCGATTTCTCTCAGCTTTTGCTTGATAAGCAGCAATTGTTTCATCACATCTTTTGTGATACCAAAAATCATGTTCTTGGCAGAACATAAAAAATTCTTCCAAAACTGTTTGAACCGCATCAATCTTTTTACCCATTCGGATACGTCTAGCAACCTCGTGGGTATTGTTTGGGATTGGTTTTTCTTGGGTGTAATACAAATCAAGAAGTCGGCGAAAAGCCAAATCTTCATCATTGCTTAAGTGGGCAGTGTCGTGGATGTAATCACTAACGTGAAAAGAATAGTAGTGCATCATGGCCGCCAGTCTGCAAAGCCATGCACTTGCAAAACAAGGAATCTTTCGGTCTGAGTGCTTTTGGCAAGCCTGGTGGCTTCTTTTAATGCTTCATCAAATGAGTCTTGGTAACAGGTAAACCTGAACGATTTGCTTGACCTAGCTTGCCGCATAACGACAAACTTTAAAGCTATATTTTCAAGGGGGGTCTCGCCAATGGGTTTTGGCTTTTTGAGGGTGAGTGTTGCCACTATTTAACCTTTCTTTCATAGGTCGCTTTCACTTAAACACTGATGGCAGGACGGTGAAAGAATCGTCTTTTCGGGAGCTACCCTAGCCGTGTTTGAGGCAATTTTACATTGAAAACCACTCAGGACGCAATACCATCAATTGCCAAATTCTTGCCTGGGGGACAGTTTTCCATTGGGAAACAGCCGATTGGTGGATGCCCAAGATTCTGGCAAGCTCAGTCTGTGACCCTGCCAATGCGATAAATTTTTCCTTGTCCATCCACGCATTGTACATAAGACCGCTAATACCCCCACAGTTGACTTGGGATTATTAGGTGGCTGATAAGCACGCCATGCCCTAGCACAACGCACAAGGGTCTTTTAAGGAAATCAAATGTCATATCAAATGCACCTCAAAAAATCAGGCTCTGGTTGGACATCAAAAACAGCTTGTGGTCGAAATATGCTTCGCACCCCAATGAGCATGAATTGGGAAGACTTCAAGAAAAAAGACCCACAGTATCGTTGCATCAAATGCGTTTCCAGCAAACAGTTTGAAGTCAACACAAAGATGGATGCTCGTAAAGCAAACATCTAACCATGTACACAGAAGATTATGAGGAATGGCGGTGGGGGCAAATCCTCACCCGCCAAACAGATTACAACCCCGACAACCAACCACAGGATGAAGAAGATGAAACACCCCAGAACGATGAATGAGGCATTCCCCCACACAGTGGAATACGGCGCAGCAATTGAAATCCACGTTGCCCAACATTCCACTGGCGACAAAGTTATCAGGGTTTTGGCCTTGGTTGCTTTGATCGTGCTGGCCCTTGATTGCTTTGTTTGGAGACCATGAAATGAACGCAAACCAAATCATTGAAGCCATCAAAGAGGTGGCAGACAAACAGTATTTTGGCGAACCACCCGCTAACCGCTTGGCCTATCACGTTGGGCTTTTGGAATCCCACTTGCGGAATTACATCCAGACCGATCTGATTGCACAGGAATACATCAAAGAACTTGAAACCAAACTTATTGCAAAGGACTCTGAATAATGGAAACACCAATCGGAAAACAAATCGCCGCCGCCTTTGTCAAAGCACAAAAGGCATTTGGGCCAGCTTTAAAGACCAGCACGAACCCGCATTTTCGTAGCAAGTATGCGGACCTCTCCAACTGCATTGAGGCCGTTATTGGGGCTTTAAACGAACACGGCATTGGCTTGATGCAACGCACTTATGACTGTCCAACAGGCGTGTTGGTTGAAACAATCTTTGTCCACGAATCAGGGGAAGTCATGGAATGCGGAATGCTTCATGTACCAGCCGCCAAACAAGACCCCCAAGGGTATGGCTCGGCCTTGACCTATGCGCGGAGATATAGCCTTTTAGCCGCCACTGGCCTCGCCCCAGAAGATGACGATGGCAATGCTGGTTCACGCCGCACAGAAACGCCACAAATTGATGCAGGAATGATGGCAGATCACATAGCCGCCATCGATGCTAGTGCCAACAAGGAGGAACTGCAAACCGCTTACAAAGCCGCCTACGATGCTTGCAAGGGCGACCAAAATTGGATTGCCAAGGTCATCAAAGCCAAGGCAGACCGCATTGCCAAAGCAAAGGAAAAAGCATGAGAAAAAAGAAAGAAATCGGTCTTGAGGAAATGACCCTTAGAGACTTTATTGCCATCTTTGCCATGCAAACAATTTTGCGGTCTGGTGGCGTTATCAACCCCGAATTTTATAAACAAGATGCAGAACTTTCTTACAAGATGGCAGAAGCAATGATGGAGGCACGAAATGGAAACTGAAATTATCCAAGGGTCAACCGAATGGTTTTACCAACGTCTGGGAAAAGTCACCGCCAGCAGGGTGGCAGATGTAATCGCTAAGACAAAGACGGGTTACAGCGCCAGCCGCGACAACTACATGGCCCAGCTTGTGGTGGAACGCCTGACCTTTACCAAACAAGAGTCATACACCAACGCCGCCATGCAATGGGGAACAGACCAAGAACCATTTGCACGGGCAGCTTATGAGGCCGCACAGGGCGTTATGGTTGAAGAAGTGGGTTTTGTGCGTCACCCAACAATTGAGTGGGCTGGTGCGTCCCCTGATGGGCTTGTGGGGCACGATGGATGCGTTGAAATCAAATGCCCAAATACGTCCACCATGATTGAAACACTGCTATCCCAAAAAGTTCCTGGCAAATACATCACCCAGATGCAATTTCAGCTTGCTTGCACAAGGCGCAAATGGTGTGACTTTGTAATGTTCGACCCCAGAATGCCAGAGAAGGCGCAATTGTTTGTCAAACGGGTTGACCGTGATGACGCATATATCGCAGAGATTGAAACAGAGATTGTTAAATTTCTTGCAGAAGTCAAATCCCAAGTTCAGCAACTCAACGCAATCATTGAAAGCAAATAATGTCAAAAGTTAAAAAAGAAATCACCGCCATCGTGGGCCAGTACACCAACAAAGAAGGTCAGCAAAAGAACCGCTATCAGCGCATTGGGTCAATCATTGACACTCGCAATGGGGAAATGCTCAAACTGGATGTAATCCCACTGAAGGAAAACGGTTGGGACGGGTGGGCATATTTGAACGACCCGCGCCCTGTTGAGCCTAAAGGCTTGCCAGCAGATAACGATGATGATCTGCCGTTCTGACCATGTTTGATTTCATATTTCCGCGAGTGCGTAAATCTGACCCGCTGACCTCGTTTGTGGCAGCGGATTCAGCCAAGGAATTGGCTAAAAAGCACGGTTCAATCATTGTTCAATGCCTTGTCCAGCACGGGCCATTGGGCAAAGATGGAATTGCTACCCACACGGGTCTGGATGGCAATCAAGTGGCACGGCGTTTAAAAGAACTCAAAACGCTGGGCTTGATTGAATTGACAGGCAAAACAGTTGCATCTAAATCTAAGCGCCAGGAAAGGGAATGGCGCGTTTTGGGGGATTTAGCATGAATGAAGAAGATGAAGCATTTGAGGAATTGGCAAAGCGACAGGGCGATTGGGGTCTGCAAGGTTCACGCAAACACCAGATCATGCGCTTTGCCGCAAACTCTGAACGCAATGCTGTGATTGAAGAAGTGGCCCAAGAACTGGATAAGTTTGATGGGCCGTTTGGACGGGACACCGTTCAATCGTTTGCGGCTTATGTAAGAGGAATGAAGAAATGAATGAAATTGCTATTGGAGACATTGTGCAGGTCACACCAGACAAAGAAATGTTTGGTGCTTGCATGGTGGTGGTGACAGAGGTAAAGAGTTGGGGCATTCAAGGGTATGTTCAATCTGCTGGTGTGCCGGGACAGCAGTACATCAGATTGAAGTTTGATGAATATGAGCCTACTGGGGGTAAAGCTGTGTGGGTTGTAGGAGAACAAGCATGACTGATAAAAAAGCAATGGCAAAAGAGCTTGAAGAATTGGCAGGAAGGTTTAGCGAGGGGTGGCATGAAGGCATCAAGATTGATGCGTCTGACATCATGTTGTTGAGCCAAGCGGCAGAAGCCTTGGCACAGCCAGAGCAAGAGCCTGTGGCGCACTGCAAAGTCCGTCCGTTGCGCGGCGATGAGAGTTTTCCTAAAGTGGAAATTGATTGGGTGAATCAGCCTGTACCCGGCCCCCTCTACACCCACCTACCACAGCGCAAGCCGTTGACGGATAAGCAGATACAAAAAATATGGGATGTTGCCTCTGGTGCAATACCCGGATGGTCGCGTCACATTGCATACGCCAGAGCCATTGAAGCCGCACACGGCATTAAGGAGAACACATGAATGTAGGACGCTATTTAAGGGGCGAAGACCGCCATGTTGGTACAGCAAGAACAACACAGCCTCAGCCACCACAGCGCACATGGGTAGGGCTGACTGAGCAAGACCTTGATTACCTTTGTAACTTAGCCTATACCGGAGATGAAGAATTTGCGTTAGCAGTGCAAGCAAAACTTATGGAGAAGAACGCATGACACCGCTTGTGCAAAA